TACTTGAGCAGATGAGCCCCCTAGGAATTCCGGACGCTGCATGCGTGCATCAGGTGAAACAACTCCGAAGTGTGACCTGATGACTTCTGTATAACGGGTTCCTCCTCGTGCATCACGTTCGTACATACGTTGAATTTGGAAAGCTTGACGAATTTGATTAATAGTTGCAGCAGTAGCAGCGGAAAGATCTGCATAAATATTTGGATAAGCAGATGTACCAGCAGTTCCTAATACTTCGAATACACCATCACCAGAACCTGAAATAGTTGCAGAATGAGAGAATGAAGTCGAAGATGTACCACCAGATTGATACACAGTTACGTTTGAATTTGGGAAAGCTTGGGTTGTTTTACCAATACCTAAAACAGGTGCAGACGTCCCGAGTGGTAATGTAACAGCCGTGCCTTTTTGCGGCCAAGGAAGGCATGACGTGAAATAATCATGTCTTTTACCGCGTTTAAGTAAGACGTAGTTCGACGGAGTATCGGGACCATCGCCCAAATCAACAGTGACGGGAGTTTGAAGGTTTTGATCGCGGTACCATTGATTGTAAATGAGATTATAAGCACGGCACCAGAGGTTTGAGTGGTAGTATTGACCTCCAAGCGCACCTGTTGGAAGTCCCATATAGTCTTGAAGGGAACCAATAGTGTAACCTGTAGGAGCCGGAGATTGAGCACGGGGAATGTAATAATCAGTGGAATCACCTGGAGAAGCCTGTTCTCCCATCATTTTTTGAAAATTATTCCATACAAGTCGGATGGGAACAGACCAGTATTGAATATCAAGATACAAATTGTCCATGAAAGGAACAATAGGAGTAAGGAGACGCGCAAATGCATTCGTCTTAACTTTCATAGTATCCCCGGGTAGGGCAAGATCACACAGAATTGGAACCAAGTAACCGCTATCGAATGTAGTTTTATACCGATGGGAACGGTCAAAGTTTGATCGAGGAACCTTAACTGAAGGAACTTGTGAGAAATTATGAACCATAGTTGAACGCATGAGGGTCTCCTTATGTTTTAAATTATTGTGCTACAGAAAGTTTAGTTGGGTCAACTTGTTTAAGTACATCAACGCCACTAGCAATCGAGACTTTAGTCTCGTGAAGTTTTATTGTTGCAGTTTCAGAGTCCCATTCACCAAGTTCAAGAAGAGTAAAATCTTCAGGGTGTTTATTAAATTCAGAATCTTTGTTGTTTACAACATCAATCCATCCGCGAAGAGCTTCAGCTTTATTTCGCATAGGGAAGGGTTTTTCAGAGAACCCAATCTTTGTATCCATTACTGCATATAATTTCATTCTACACCTCTTTTTAGTTTCTTCACACGGTCGAGTTGATATTCCTCACGAACAGCCAATCTGTCATAAGTGTTATCATTTGTTTTTAACTCGGCACGGGAAATTCTGAGTTTTTTTATTTGTTCCATCATACTAGGATTGTCAACAGAAAATTTTTTGTCGTAGTATTTTGGTGGTTTCACTTTAACTCCGTCTCTAATAACCAAGAAATCAGAAGGGTAACAATCTTTATAATATTTATCGTACCAGGTAGAACCAATTCCTGGGCGGTTAGACATAGTAATGTATTCAGGCAATCTTTCAGAGATAATTTCGCCCGTTTCATAATTGATATTTTTATAATGTTCGAAGGCTTTTTTTCCATTAACTTTTTTAATACAATAGCGAGCAACGTAAGCAGCAGATTCATAGGTGACATCACCAACATAAGCATGGCCAATTGGCCCGGTAGCATCTGACCAGAGTTCTTGGAGAATCTCGGACTCATACGAGATAGAACCCGAATCACCACGCCTTGCATTTTTGCGGTCAAAGAAATTAACCCCAAAGAGTATAGCATGATAATGAGGCCTAAGATATTTATCTCCGTATTCACCACAGTGGAAGAAGCGGATTTTTTTTCCTTCATATTTTTTTCGCAGCCTTTTCATGAAGAGTTGAAAGTGTTTTTTATTTAGACTCCCATCTTTTGGAAGATGTTCGTCATTGTAAGTGAGGGTGATAAAACATGAAGTATCAGACATTTGATTCTCGTGCATAATACGAGTCGCCCATTGTTTAGTCCGTTCAATACGGCAACCAATACATTGACCGCATGGAAGTTCAAGATCAGACGTTCTAAATTGTTCAGAATTAGCTTTTTTACGGAATATCAGTTTGCTTTTGCCTGAAGCATGAGATAAACCAGAGTGATAAGCCCTGAGAGGATGATAACAAGCCATAGCTATTGTCCTTTTGGGGTTTTTTTTATGCGCGAATTCCACCACGCATTGGCGGCGGAGCTACATTTTTACGATGAGTACGGTTTGCGCTTTTGCGAAACACCTTTTTCGAGTAACTGCGAGACATTCGTCTACGTTTCATTGATTAACTCCTTGAGCAACAGGTACGCATTTTACCGATAGCGCATCTGTAATTTTAATTGTTACTCCTGAGCCTATACCAGCTGCAAGAAGCCATGACAATATTTTTTTGAGCAATTCTTTGTTCATTTTGCACCTCACTTTTTTAACGGTGACACAAGGATTTTACCTTGTAAACTCTTTTTTGGTGTCACCTGGACTATTTGACAACAAGTAATATATATAGTCCGCACTTCCTGAGAAGTGTTTTTATGCTCATTTGTTTTAGGCCGCTAGGTGCTTTTTTATGCCACATTGCAAATTAGCGCCACTTTTAGGCTGAGGCTTTATGATCGTCGTTTAATCGTCGTTTATAGCGCCTAGGAGCCTTTGTGGCACGTTTTTGCAGTACAGTGGCTATGCCCCTAGCTACAGCCTCACTGACCTTCAGGACGGGCTTTTACGAGCCCTGAAGGGCAGGAGGCAAACATGAGCAAGATATACACTAATCAAGAAAAGTTGGATTATTATAAGAACCTTGCAGTTGAAATACGTGCAGAGTTAGCACGCATTGATGATAAGATCAAAGACCTTGCATATTTATGCACCTTTGACCCAAGTGGGGTTTCTTTTCAAAATTGGAAAAAATCTAATGAAGAATTAGTTGCGCTTGCCAAAAGGCAAGCTGGTAAGTAGGCGCATCGTGCGCCGAAAGAGCCGGACCACATCACGTGGCCGGCTTAATCATTTCCGGAGTTTGCGAAGGAGAAGAAGTTTGAACGGGAGGAGCTGGTTTTTCATTTAGAATTTTTAATTCACGAAGTCTATTATGTTTAGATTCATCATGAAGAGCATCAAGTAAACGACCTGGGTCGTTGTTAAATTCATCTCTAATTGCTGCTGGAAGTTGCTCAAATGCTTGCTGTGCATAAGTAACTTGTTCCATCATATCGTTGTATGAACCAAGTTGAGTCAGATCATGATAAAGGTCTGGATTTGATGGGTCTTGGAATGGATTTACACCCTGCGCGACATAGCGTTTTAATATATTATTTATATCACATTCATCTTTAAAGGATTGTTTTGTCACTCCAGGGTCGCCTTCGAAGGAAAGGCCCACTTCGATCGACGGTTCCCAGTTAGACCTAAATTTTTTATTCAGATATTCATTTTGTTTCATTTTAATCTCCAGTTTTTATTTTAACAGAAGGAATTGACTGAGCAGCTTGTTTTGCTCTTTTGAGAGCAGCATCTATATCAGCATATTGATTGTCATAATCTGCATGCTTTAAAGCACCTGGCATTTGACGTTGTAAAATTTGATTTTGCATTGCAGCAGATCTTTGAGCTTCAGTTTGAACAGCAGCAGAGGCACGAGCAGAATTTTCTTGAGCTTTAGCAAGTTTGACTTGAGCTTCAGTTTGTGCATCAGCATTTGATTGAGCACGTTCTTTTAGACCCATTTCAGCTTTAACTTGAATGGCTTGTTGAATAGCTTGAGCAGCAGCAGCATTTTCATTTTCTAAATTTGGCATAGAAACAGAGCCCATTGGGGCACCTTTATTTGCACTCAGAATAGGATTAAGACCAGCATTTTGTAAGTCTTGAACCTCCCGAAGATGAGAAGTATCAGACATCATTTTTTGCCAGTTCATAGATTCGAGGGAATTCGTTTCCATTTGCTTATTGGCTCGACCTGCGCCGAGCCCAGAAATTATACCTCCAATAGCTAAACCAATAGCATCATCCCAACCAAACATATTAGAACCTATCTATGTTGCCAGGTACGCCGTACATCGGCATTGGCCGAGCATGGTGCATAGCAATGGCAGCATCAAGTTGAAATTGAGGTTGTGAAGTTACAGCAACAACACGGTCAATAGGAGGACTTTCTTTGATAAAGGTATCACCAAGAGTAGGAAGAGAAGTAAACTTCTGAGACAAGTGATAGTAATCAAGAGTAGAAGCAGCCGTTGAACGGAATTTGCCAGTGATCTGTGATCGTTTGTATCGAAGTTCTGCGTAACGCTCCTGATAGCCAAAGACAAGATCATCATTAGAATCACCATTGCAGTAAATCTCCTTGTTAAGAACAGCTTGCTCACCTAAGTGTGCCAGAGATGGCCAGAATAAGTCAAAGCGAGTTCTGTAAGAGAACATACGATCTAGGCCTTGTTGATAAGTAAGGTCAGCACGTACAGATATAATACCAAGAATCAGACAATGCTCAGTAAATGATTTTACAAAGCCACGGTCTTGAAGATTTACAGTTGCGAAAGCAGCTACGTTACCTTGAGGTGTTCCAGTGGCACCAGTGGCAGCAGTCTGAGGAACTGGATGAACGTATACTTGAGCAGATGAGCCCCCTAGGAATTCCGGACGCTGCATGCGTGCATCAGGTGAAACAACTCCGAAGTGTGACCTGATGACTTCTGTATAACGGGT